CAGCATGGACGAGATTCTTATCATCCCGGATGAAGAGATAGGCAAGATGCCGATTCGCGAGCCGCTGAAGACAGAGGCCATCGAGCAGAAGACCCGCTTCAAGACGGGTTGGCTTGTATGGTCCGAGCTTGGTCAAGGCGTCACCCGTCCGGAGATCCTCGCGAAGATAAAGATACTGCCCTAAGGGAGGTGCGTTGTGATAAAGGTCAAAAATGTAAGGCCCGGGATTCTGATTATTCCGGGCAGCAAGCTCAAGCTCTCGCCGGGTGAAACCGTGGAACTGAGTGATATCTCCGTCCAAGCCCAAAGAGCGATAGATGACGGCCTTCTAGCCAGAGTGGACAAGGAGCAGGAGGCAAAACCCAAGGCCAAGGCTGCAAGTCGTGGTCCGGAGAGCAAGGAACCGGACAAGACTCAAGCCACCGGCACGGAGGCAGAGCAGACCTCAGTTGCAGACGGCGATCCCGGTAAGGCTGGTGAGGCGTCCGAGCCTGAGAAGAAGAACACCAAGTCGAAGCAACCTGTCGAGGCTGAAAATGGCGACCAGTGATCTTCTGACCATGCTGCGAACCGATCTTGCCGATCCGAACGGCGAGACGTTTAAGGACGAAGTGCTTACGCGCTGCATCCTGAAGAGCGTCTCTCCGGTCGCGCGTGACTTGGGCGTGGAAATGTCGATAGCTGGTGGAGAGGTAACACCGGAGCCGCAGGGCGAAACACTTGAGCTATTGCTTCTGCAGGCACAAATAGAAGCATGCCGCTTCATGCGGATTGCGACCGCCAATTCGTTCTCGTTTTCATCGGGCGATAAACGGGTGGACAAAACAAGCCAGCCACAGAACTGGGCGAAGCTGGAGAACGACCTTACAGCGACTTACTCCGAACGGCTTCGTGAGATAAAGCCGGACGCAGCAGTCGATGACGGTTACATCTTTACACCGAAGCCGCTTCGTCCGGTCATATTCGAGCAGGGGCGACATCACTGTCGCGACCATCATGACCATACTCACTGATCAGGAGAAAGCAACAGCGGCCGAGGAGGTCAGAAACCTTATCACCTCGTCAGGTCAATCGGCGGCGCTGCTGAGAAAACAGGCGGGTGAGAAGCTGTATGGCTCCGATGAGGGAACGTTCGTTGAGGTTTGCGTGTTCTCTTTGGAGCTTTCCGAGACCCCGTCGCCAGACTTGGCGAAGAGGGCTGATGCAGCCGCAAGTGTTTTACCTGAGCTTGATGTTCGCGTGGAGGACCGTGTTCGTTTCGAGGGTCGTGACTTTCGGGTGCAGACAGTTGCGCCACAATCGCTTTTTGGCGTGGAGACTCACAAGGTTCTGGAGTTGGTGATCCTGCATGGGAGTTAGGCGCTTCGGCGACTGGGACAAGGCTAGGAGACTGCTCTGCAATAACCCTGGCCATAGAATGGCTCTCGCGATCCGACAGGCGACTATAAAGAACGCGCTGCTGCTGGTTCGCGAGATAAAGCGCGGGATACGTGATCAGGCTCCGGGTGGCAAGCAGTTCGCGCCACTCGCGCAGGTGACAATCGACCGAAAAGGCTCAAGCAAGGCGCTCATTGACACGGGATTCTTAGTCAACAGCATCACGCAGAAGATAATGTCCGACCGGGCATTTATTGGTCTCTTACGAACCAGCCTTTACAAAGGCGGCGAGAGCGCCGCGAACATCGGCACGATCATGGAGTATGGCTGTACGATCAACCACCCGAACGGTGCTGTGATCGTGATCCCGCCGAGGCCGTTTCTGCACCCAACCATGGAGAAATATCGGAACGAAGTGATCGGCAACTACCGCGAGGCACTGGCCTCGGTTCTTAAGTGAAAGTGAGAAAGGAAGATATGAAGACGATCAGATCGATGCTTGTGCTTGCCTTGCTGTTTATCGCTGTCACCCAGTGCGGTGCGCAGTCTCTGCAGGTTACAACCACTCCGACATCCGCGCAAGTGAAGCGTGGCGCAGTGGTCGCGATGAATGTGAACCTGAAGAATGTGCTCGCGCCTCGCGATCCCGTCACGATCACGGCGGAAGCTCAGTGGGAAGACGAATACGGCGTGCCCGGAACTACCACGGCAAGTGCGACCATCAATGTGGTGCAGCCTATCAAGATCAACACATACAAGGTGGCGATCCCCGCTCTTTTTGATTTTGTGGCTGGCTCTGCGAAGATAGACGGCCAGCCCGCGACGCCTGTGCTTGAAGCAGACCGGCTTACATTCGCGCTTGAGCGCACGCTGCTTGAGGGCAAGTCGGTGTCGCTCGAATACTCGGTCAAGGCTCAATAGTGTGGAGCTTCTTCGAGAAGTAGTCGAGTCGTTTGTTCGGCTGGTGAAGTCAGAGGTAGACCACGGTGCTGTGCTTGTCGCGGCTGACGATGTGTTTGAAGTGACAAAGACACCGAGCGTGGTCCTACAGGGTCCGACGCTGGTTGAAGACAGCGCCCGCAGAACACCAGCGAAGCAAGTTCGGAAGGACCAGAGTGGTCTTTCCTATGAAGAGCGCAGGCATCCGAGGCTGTACCACCTGGAGTTCGACGTCATTGTCACGACAGGCAGGGAAGGCGAGCTGCTCGACCTTACGGAGCGCATAGCCCGGTTTTACCAGCTTCACCCGGGGCTTGAGGTCGGGGAGCATGGCGCGCTGAACATCACCGAGCTTACACCGCTGGGTGGGCTGAAGCGAGTGAACCTCTCTAATCTGCGGCAGGTGGCCGGTAAATGCCGGATCGAGGACTGTCCGGTCTATGATGGCCGAGTAGTGAATGGTAAGCTCGCGACCGGACTGAAACTGGAACTGAGCATGTAAGGAGTCAATCTATGAAGATCAACATAAAGAACCTGCTCTTTCAGCCGCTTGCGCTTCACCTGGCGACGGACGGCGAAGGACTGCATCTCTCATCTCGTGAGTGCAAAGAGATACTTGAGGAACACGTCTCCGAGGAGATTCAACTCGCCGCCGCACGCGGTCTTGTCTCGCTCATCTGTAAGGTTGGTGGCGGACTTGACCATGTCTTGGGCAGCGAGGCTGATGGATATGTGCCGCGAAACACGGCGACAGTCAGTGAGCCGCAGGTCGGGCAGAAGAAAGGAAAGGTCAAATGACAGCGTACCTCTCGCCTGGAGTCTATACTCGCGAGACTGACTTCAGCTACTACGTGAAGCAAATATCGACGTCTGCCTGCGGGATGGTCGGGATTGCCGAGAAAGGGCCTATCAACAAGGCGGTGCTCGTGACGAGTTGGGAGCAGTTCGTCCGCAGGTTCGGGTCCTATATAGCCGACGGCTACCTTGCGTATGCTGCCCGCGCGTTCTTCGATAACGGCGGGCAGGTGCTCTACGTGAACCGCGTGGCTCACTATGAGGATCCGGCTGACCGGGCAAGTCTTACAGCAGAGAAGTCTTCCATTGCGCTAAAGAATCGTCGGGCAGTTGCAGCCAGCTTAAATACGGGTACCATCGGTACGGATCGGATTGTCTGGACTGCGAAAGCCGCAGGCGTGGCGGGCAATGCCATCACAGTTACCCTTCTCAAGTCAGGAAACAACACTCCGCTCTCCGCCGAGGTAGCTGGTCAGGCGATTACTGTTCATCTGGCAACTAATGCCACCGGCGATGCGACAAGCACAGCATCACAAGTGGTGGCCGCTGTCACGGGGAATGCAAGTGCCTCGGCTTTGGTCCAGGCGGCATCCACGGACGCCGGCGTGATAGCGCCTTTGGCTACAACGCCTCTCATCGGCGGGATGAATGGGCAGGATGCACTGAATGTCAGCGCGATAAACGAGGGCAAATGGGGCGATGCGCTGTCCGTACAAATCACTGACGGCACGCAGGACGCAGCGAACGAATTCGACATTATCGTCCGGCTCAAAGGCGAGACTGTAGAAGTATTCAGGAACCTCTCGATGGACGAGTCGAAGCCGAACCATGTGGAGATCGCCGTTAATGAGGTGTCCGAGTTCATCACAGTCGATGATCTATCCACTGCGTCGAATGCGGCTCAAGACAGACCTGCTGTTGGGACATTCTCGCTTACTGCCGGCGACGACGGCATCACCGGCCTGACCGATGCTGACTTTACCGGCGACTTATCTCAACACACCGGATTTTATGCGTTCGATGAAATCGACGCCTTGAACATCCTGCTTGCGCCGGGTATCACGACCGCACAGGTCATCGCGGGCGGGATTGCTTACGTGGAAAATCGCAAAGACCTGCTCTTTATCGCCGAACCGCCGATCCACCTTGAGCCGCTTGAAGTCATTGAGTTCCGAAAGGGTCAAGGCACCTACACCCATGCCGCGTTCAATTCGTCGTACGCGGCGCTCTACTATCCGTGGCTGGAAATATCGGACCCGCTCACCGGTAAGAGCAAGCTGGTTCCTCCCACTGGAGCGGTTGCCGGATGTATTGCCAGATCGGACCAGAAGACGGACGTGTGGTATGCTCCTGCCGGTATCGACAGGGGGCGCATCTTTAACGTGCTGTCCCTTGCCTACAAGACCAGCCGTGGTGAGCGGGATGCGCTCTATTCAGAGGGCATCAATGTCATCGCCAGCTTCCCCGACACCGGCATCAATATCTGGGGACAGAAAACTCTGCAGACTCAGTCGTCAGCGCTCGACCGAATCAACGTGCGCCGCCTGATGATGTATGTCGAGGAGGCAGTCTCGCAGTCGTCGCGTTTTGTGGTCTTTGAGCCGAACAACTCGCTGACTTGGCGGGCGCTCGTGCGGCTTATCACCCCGTTCCTTTCGAATATCAAGAGCAAGGGCGGGTTCTACGACTTCCGCGTCCAATGTGACGATGAGACCAACACTGCGCAGATGATAGACCAGAACCAGATGGTCTGCCGGGTGTTCGTGAAGCCAACGAAGACCGCCGAGTTCGTTGAACTCAACTTCGTGCTTACCGCGACCGGCGCGGACTTTAATGAGATTTTCTAGGAGGTGACCGCATGGAAGTGATGATGCCTCAGAGCCTGTATCAGAACTGGCAGTTCGCCATTGAGGTGAACGGATTCGATGTGGCTCTCTTTAAGAAAGGCCAGGAACCAAAGACTGAGTTCGAGGAAGTCGCCTTTGCTCCGGCCGGATCGATGTTTGATCAGAAGGTGGCCGGGCGGATGAAGTTCGGAGATGTCACCCTTGAAAAAGGCGTGCTCGCTGATGGCTCGGATGAGGCCGCGCGGGATTGGGTCCGTATCCAGGCGGATGTAAATTACGGCGTCGGTGCGTTGCCGGAGGAGTATATGCGCGACATTGACGTCGTCCGCTATGACCGCGCGGGCAACGAGACGCGCAGATGGACGCTCGTCGGCGCGTGGGTGAAGTCACTCGAATACGATGATCTCGAAGGCGGAAGCTCTGACAACACCATCGAGAAGATCACGATCTGCTACCAGTATTGGGTTTAGGAGGCACACATGTATACATTCGAACTGCCCAGCGGGCCTGAAATAGAGCTTAGAGAAATGACTGGCGCGGAGGAAGAGCTGCTCACCAACCAGCGGCTGATTCGAAACGGCGATGCTGTCAACCGGGTGCTCGCAAACTGCATCCTGCGGCTGGGCGAGAATGTTGAGCCGAGTGTAAGTGATGTGCTTAACATGCTTTCCGGCGACCGATTGTTTACGCTTGTGCGACTGCGGCAGGTCTCCCTTGGCGACGAAGTGAAACTCGATCCGGTCTGTCCGAATCAGGCTTGCCGGACAAAGAACCACATTGTCGTGAACCTAGCCGACCTGCCAGTCACGCCTTATGGCGAAGAACGTGAGTTCACATTTGTGCTGCCCGGCTCCGGCAGAAAGGTCAAGTTCGTTCACCTCGACGGCAATAAGGAGAAGCGCCTGGCTCAGATGCAGGAGCCAAACATCTCCTCTGCGATGCTCATTCGCATTCTGGAGATAGACGGCTCGGCTCCGAGCAAGAAGGCACTTTCTGAGATGTCTATGCGGGACCGGACTGCACTGCGCTCTGAGATGCTTCGCGTCGACGCAGGAATAGACACCAATATCGAATGCGAGTGTGAGTCCTGCGGCGCGCGCATCCGCACAAAACTGGAGGCTGAACCCTCTTTTTTATTCCCCGGAGTTCGCTCCTGAAGGACGTTTTCTTTCTCGCCTACGGTGGGCTTCACTGGGAGTATGCTGAGGTTGCAAGGCTGCCAATAAGGACGCGGCATGATTTTGTCGATGCACTTGAACGGCAGCTTGATTTCGAGCGGCAGGAACTGGACAGGCACAGGCGATGAATGACCTCGGCCTCGGCATAATAGTTTCCCTCAAGGACGCGTTCACTCAAAACGCATCTCGCATCCAGTCATCGATGCAAACTCTGGATGCGTCGGTCGAAGCTGCTGGCGCGAATATGACCCGCAACCTCGGTCTTATCGAGAAGGGCACGATGATGATCGGCGCGGGTTTGGCGCTGCTCGCAATCCCGACGGGCCTTATAGCATCGACTGCCGCAACACAGCAAGCCCTGGGTGAGCTTGCATCGGTCGGAGTCAAGGACTTTCGGGCGATGGAAGACGCCGCTGAGTCGTTCACGAACCAGTGGGCCGGAACCAATAAGGCTGAGTTCATCACAGCGGCCTATGATGTGAAGTCGGCACTAGCAAGCCTTTCGGACCAGGCGGTCGGCACGTTCGCGGCAATGGCTGCTCTTACAGGCAAGGCAACCAAAGCAACGACCCAGGAAATGGTCGAGACCTTCACCACGGCCTACGGCATATTCAAGCCGCTCGCAAAGGACATGTCCGATGTCGAGTGGGCGAAAATGTTCTCTGGCGCGCTCTCCCAGACGGTAGGCGTTTTCAAAACGACAGGTCCGGCGATGGCGGAGGCCATAAAGAACATCGGCGCGATTGCGGCTGCATCCAACGTGCCACTGCAGGAACAGATGGCGATTCTCGGCCAGCTTCAGACGACTATGCCCGGCTCCGAGGCAGGCACGCTTTACAAGGCATTCATGATGAAAGTAGCCGAGGCCGGTGACGAACTCGGGTTGTCGTTTGTAGATGCGAGCGGTAGACTCAAAGGCATTCTTCCTATCCTCCAGGAAGTAAAGCGCGGATTCCCGGATCTCTCCCAGGCCGCCGCACAAGTGAAGCTCAAAAAGGCATTCGGCTCGGACGAGGCAGTGCGATTCCTGCTGCAAATGTCCATGGGGATGGATCAGCTAGAAGGTAATATCAAGAGCGTTGAGCAGGCCATGAAGTCCGGCACCGTGACTACCGAGCAAATGGCAAAAGCTATGAACCAGGACATAGGCTCGCAATATGGCCTTGTGAAGCAGCAGCTTGCCAATCTATTCGAGATTCTCGGTCGAACGATGCTGCCTGTGGTGATTCCTCTCTTCCAGATGTTCTCCCGCTTCATTCTGCATCTTCAAAGTGCGGCGAAGAGTATGCCTGGTCTGACTCGTGTCGTCCTGACTCTGTGCGCCGCATTGGGTGCCGTGCTGGTCGTCGTCGGCGCGGTAGTCTCCGCGATAGGCACGATTGGAATTATCTTGCCTGCCGTTAAGGTTGGGATTGCGGCCATGGGCCCAATGCTTGCCGGAGTCGGATCGGCAGTCTCTGCTTACTTCTGGCCGGTGATCGCAGTGATCGCCGCATTCGTAGTCGCGATAGTGCTTCTGAAGCGCGCCTGGGAGACCAACTTTGCGGGGATACGGGATGTGGTGATGGGAGCGTGGAACAAGGTCTCGCTCGCGTTTCAAGGCATTCGCGCTCTTATCGGTTCGCTCTTAGGCGGCACGGGACAGATGTCGGCCGAGCTTGCTCAGAAGCTGCAGGCTGCGGGCTTGTTGAAGTTCGTCGCTACCGTGTTCCAGGTCTACTACCGGGTGCGACAGTTTCTGTCAGGGCTGTGGCAGGCGTTCTCTTCAGTGTTCGGCAAGATACGAGCGATCCTTGAACCTGCGGTGCGCGCGCTGATGGGAGCGTTCGGCGAGTTGGGTAAGGCGCTCGGCTCGGTGTTCGCGGCTTTCGGGCTGGCAACTACCGCCGTGGACGCATCCTCGTTCAAGAGCTTCGGTCAGACTCTAGGCGCAATCCTCGGCATCATCGCGCAAGTGGCGGCCTACATCATCAAATTCATCGTCTATCCGCTCTCCTGGGTGATACGCATTGTGGCTGTGGTCGTACAGGCAGTGGTGTGGTTCGGGAAAACCATAGTCACGGCGCTAGTTGCCGTCGCTCCGTATGTCTATCGCTTCTTGCTTCCGTTGCGAATGATCGTCCAAGCGCTGCTTACCATGGGTCGCGTCGTATACGCGGTCTGGCGGATGATCACCGGCGACATCTCTGTGGTAGACGGACTGAAGACGATGGGCAATTCGATATTTGATTTTCTGGCGACTCCATTCCTCTGGGTAAGGGATGTGGCGTCGGCGACCTGGGGATTCCTGCAGGGCGTGTTCTCCGGCATTGGTGGCTTCTTCAGGTCGGCTGCAGATGTCCTGCTTACATCATTCTTGAACTTGCCCGTGGTGAACACCATCACTCGCGTCTTCGGCACAATCCGCTCGCTCATTGCTGGGCAGATAGATTTCACCGAGGCAGGCAAGCGGATACTCATCACGCTCGGTCAGGGAATATGGTCGGCGGTAACATATCCATTCGATATGCTGAAGCGGGCGCTGGGTTGGCTTCGAAGACTTCTTCCGTTTTCGGACGCCCGGGAAGGTCCACTCTCAAGTCTTGCGGCTTCTGGCGCTGCGATCCTGCGAACACTCGCCCAGGGCATGTTCTCGGTGATCTCGCTTCCCGGTCAGGTCTTGAGCGCGGTGTTCAGAAGCATGCTAAGTGCCGCGAGCTGGGTCTGGGGCGAGATGCGGGGACTTGGAGTTGGTCTAGTTTCCACTGTCTCCGGCGCATTCTCGCAGATAGGAAACTTCGCCGGATCCGTTTGGTCCCGTGTTCGCGGATCGGCGGCATCTGCGTGGTCAAGCATGACCTCGATGGCATCCAATGCTGCGGGCTGGCTGCGAGCGCCATTTGCTGCCCTTGCAAGTGGAGCATCGTCTGCCTGGTCGGTCGTTCGGGGAGCAGCATCAAACGCATTCTCATACATTCTCTCAAGCTCATCCAACCTGGTGTCGGCTGCATTTCAGAGTGGTCGATCAGTGATGACTACTATTGCGAGTGGTATCCGCTCGGCCGTAGCTGCTCCTTACGAGGCGGCAAGATCGGCGCTGTCGCGGCTCAGAAGGCTGTTGCCGTTTTCGGATGCACAGGAAGGGCCACTCTCAACTCTCACTCGAAGCGGCGCAGCGATGCTGGAGGCATTCAGCACCGGTATCACTCGTGCCTCAGAACTTCCAGCGCGTGCGCTTCATCGCAGCTTGGGGACAGCTCGAAGTCTTATGAACGTCGGCATACCCACAAGCGCACTTGCGGCGACTCTGGCTTTGACGCCAGTGATGGCAGGTGCCGTGCCTGGTATTGCCCCTGTGGAAACGGTTGGTCAAACTGTTGAGAGATCACGGCTGCTGGCTGTTACGCGCGGCACGCTTGCGTCTGGACCCAGTACAGGCGCTCCTGATCAAAGGCCGGACGAATTACGCTCTATTCTGGAGGCGATCCTTGCAAAGCTGGACGGCCTTGCCGAGCGGCCAATGGAAGTAACCGTCGTGACAAAGCTGGACGGTCGGCAGATCGCCAAGGCGGTCTACAAAGACATGCGAGAACAGAAGGTCAAGAACTATGAGACGTCCTGACGCCGTGGTCGAGATATGGGAGGTGCTGCTTTGCGCCAGGATCTGAAGAAGACAATCGGATACCTTTTCGACGTCGTGACCCGCGAGTCGCTCGAGTTCCAGTACAACCCGGACGAGATCACTGATGAGAAGAGCACCGACTTCGCGACGATAAAGATACCAGGCATGAGCCACCCGAGGTATCAATATGTCGCTGGTGAGGCGAGGAAGATCGCGTTCAAAATAGTGTTCTTCAAAGGACCTGTGAAGCAGAAAGTGGCCTGGCTGCAGTCGCTTCTATATCCGCAACATGAGAAGACAATGCTGAAGAACGCTCCGCACAAGGTGCTGTTTTTCCTCGGCGATCTCTATCCCGGAGTTCTCTGTATTGTCCGGCAAGTGCGGACCCGCTATTTCAATATGTTCGATTCCGACAACCTTCTGCCGCAGCATGCCGAGGTCGACCTGACGCTTGAGGAGATTGTGGCGAAGTCGGTTGACTACACAGAGGTGAGGCGATGATAGGGCCGGATTCCAGGTACACAATATGCGTGCTATACATTGACGGCAAAGAGGAATTCCTGGGCACGCGACCGTCGATAGACACTACGCCGCAGCCGGATGATACCTTCCATACGGTGGTCGACGGCGACCGCATCGATCTCATTTCCTACCGCTACCTCGGCAGCGCCGGGCTGTGGTGGGTCATCTGTGACTATAACGACATCTTCTTTCCTCTGGAGATTGAGCTTGGTGTGACGTTGCGCATACCATCAGTTGAGCACGTGCAGATGCATCTGTTGGGATAATCAATTTCACCACTTCACATGCGGTTCCGGTAAATATAGGGTTGGTCGAGCTTGTTGCGGCCACACCGGAGCGCGCAAGATGGAACTGGACGTATACCAGCCAGTATTCGTGATAGAGATTGAGGGCAAGAAGCTCTCTAAAGACATCACACACGAGATTACCTCGTTTGTCTTCGATGACAATGAAGAGGAACTCGACGTGATGGAACTCACTATCACAGACAGGTATCTCCAGTTCGTGGACGATCCTCTCTTTCAGGAAGGCAACGAGATCGTCGCCCGCTTCGGCTATGTCGACAACCTCTCAGCCAAGAAGGTCGCTGTCATCAAAGAGATCGATTACGACTTCCCGGATGGCGGCGACCCAACCATACAGCTAAAGGCTTATGACAAAGGCCATAAGCTCACCGGCAAGCAGATACAGCGTGTCTGGCAAAAGCCTGCCCCTGGCATCCTCTACTCGGAGATTGCTGAGCAGATTGCAAAAGAGCACGGGCTTACGCCGGTGGTTACGAAGACCGTGGGCCGACATCTTCGGGTGGCGCAGGGAAATAAGTCGGACGCGCAGTTTCTGAAAGAACTCGCTGGCAAGTCTCGCGACAGAGATGGAAAAGGAGTGACTGGCTATGTGTTCTATATTCAGGACGATGAACTGCACTTTCACCCCCGCGCTCTTCATGCGAGGCCCGCCCTGATCCTTGAGTATTTCACTGACCGCGAGGGTGTGCTGCGTTCGTTCAAGCCGTCCACCCAGTCACAATCGGTGAAAGGCGCGGGGACCGAAACCAAGGCAACCGGCGTCGACCCCAGGCGCAAAGCACATGTCGAGCATAAGGCAAACAATGCCACGACGCCAGATCGGACGTCTCTCGGCAAGAAGACATATCTCATCGACGGCAGCTCAGGCGAAGGCAAGTTCAGGAAGCAGGAATCTGGCAAGATTGTCCAGAGCTTTGATCGCTCTGAGGGTTTCCATGAGAAACCGCATCAAGAGCCAGTTCAGGACAAGGCAGAGAGTCACTTCAAGAACGCCGAGATGAAGCAGGTTGAAGCGACGGCCACGACAATCGGAATCCCGACTCTTGTGGCCAAGCAGAATTTGGAGGTTCGCGGTGTCGGGACTAAGTTTTCAGGCGCTTACTACTGTACTTCCGTCCGACATATCTTTCAGGAAGGCTATTCGTGCGAACTCAAGCTCAAGAAGAATGCACTCGGCAAGGGCGCGGGAGGCAAGGCTGCCGAGGTCAAAGGGAAGCAGAACAAACAGGAAGCTCCGCGACACCCGAAGCGACAGTTAGCTAGTTCGGTGAAACGACCAGCAGTTGCAAAGCAATCGCGACCAGTGAAGCCTAAGCCGAAGATGGTCAAGATCGACGCCAATACAGGCCGGATCATAAGCAACTAACGAGGAGGCAACATAAGTGCATTGGGACCAGATCATCAAGATGGTTGTAGAGAACAAGGAAGTCTTTGTAGCATTCTTTGTCTCGCTCATTGCCATCGTCAAACTCACAGCTTGGGGTAAGGCCCAGGCGGCAGCGCTCGATGTCATTACCGGCATTATCGAACGCATAGGCGCAGGCGAGATCAAGAGCAGAGTCGCGCAAGCGGAGACGAACCTGTCGTCTGCTGCCAGAGACGCGGTCCAGAACTCTGTGGCTAAAGCCGATCCGAAGAAGACCCCCAAGAGTGCCGTAATCCGGTTCCTCAAGGAAGTCTTCCGGGTGCTTTAGAGCAGGGAAACGCAGGCCATGCTTGAATTTCAGGACCAGCAGCACGAAGAGCGTTACAAGGATAAGTGGTATGGCAAATACCGGGCCTTCGTGCGTGATAATAACGACCCGGAACGACTGGGCAGATGTCGTCTCGAAGTGCCTGCAGTGCTCGGGATCGGAAATGAGAACTGGTCGGATTGGGCATGGCCCTGCTTTCCCTATGGCGGCAACGACGACATCGGAATGTTCCTGATTCCCGAAGAGGGGGCAAGCGTCTGGGCGGAGTTCGAAGGCGGCGACCCACAGTATCCTATCTGGACCGGCGTCTGGCTTGCGATGAGCAACCCGGGCGAGCAACCGGAGGAATCCAAGAGGCTCTGTTCTTCGACGACCTGCCGGGACTGCGAAGATAAGGCAGAGCACGCCTCGGATGCGGCGGACAACTCCGAGCATCGCAAGTATCATGCTCACCCGCCTTACTACTGCCCACGTCGGAAGGTCCTTATCAAGACGGAGACAGGCCACACGATTGTGTTCGACGACAGAGACGAAGATGAGTTTCTCAAGATAATCGACAGGGCCGGGCAGATCCTGCACATGCATTGTCCGGTGAAAGCGGAGGTTCAAAGTGAAAATACTCGGCGGCGTGGGACGTACGATTCTGAAGCAGGCTCGCCAAACAGCGAAGCGGGTGCTGGTCAAGGCGGCCAACAGATCGATATCGCGCGCGATATCAAAGACAGCAAAGCGTTTGTTCGGCTGACGGATGCCTGCCGCCAGTTCCTGTGTCTTGAGGCGTGGCAGGATAAGGAGAAGATTCATATCCAGTCATCGGATGCGACGCGGGCTCGTTGGCAGAAAATACTCATCGACACCACCAAAGGCCACGAGACCATCCATCTCTGGGGACTCGGCGGCACGCAGGAAGTCCAGATCTGCTCCACTGCTGGAAAAGAACAGGTGAGGCTTACCGACAAAGCCGGTCAGGTGTTTGTTCTTTCCTCAGCATCAGGCCGAGAGCGAATTCAGGTAACGGACAAGGCCGGAAGCAAGCTCACGATGGACGGAGCTATGGGACATGTCATCGTTCGCTCCAGCGGAAAGGTACTCATCAATCCATGACGAGGAGAAACCTCTATGGCTGAAAACGAATGCCAGGGACCGGGAAAGTGCGGTTGGGTCGAAAGCGAGAGATTGCTTGCCAAGACCTTTGATGCATGGCGAGCGGAGTTCCGCTCGATACTTGAGGAGCACCGGCGCGACATCCAGGGGCGGCTTGAAAAGATCGAGCGAGAGATAGAGAAGAAGTCGGATAAGGAAAATGTCGAGCTTGTTGTCCGGGGAATCAATGACGAACTCGCGCGGCACGCCGAGGAGATAAAGAGCCTGCACACAGGTCTTGATGGCAAAGTCGGAGTCGAGACCATGTGGAAAGTCGTCGGGCTTGTGGTCGCTGTCGGCGGGATCATCAGCGGTGTTATCAGCGCAATCATCAACTATTTCACGAGGCACTAACCGATGGCAAGACCGCAGGCAAGGCTCGGAGATGCATCTAGTCATGGTGGGACGATCATTACCGGCTCGCTCACTACGATGGTGAACGGTAGACCCGCTGCTCGGATGGGTGACATGCACGTCTGCCCAATTCCTTATCACGGCG